TTTGCCAATTGCAGCAGCAACCGATGGTCCAATTCCAGTGCCCATATTTAGAGCACCAACCATGCCTTCAATACCAATAGTTAATTCTTGAATTGCTTTTTCAAGAAGTCCTATAGAACTAACGTTTGTAAGAATATCAGCATTAAACAATTGAGATGCATTTTGTGCTGCAATTAATTCTGGTGTTAAAAGTTGCCCTAATGTTTTACCACCTGTAGCAAGTTGTTTTAAATTAAAAAATCCTTTTAATAGGTATCCCGCAAAGTTAGCAATTAAACCAGTTAACATAATAATAGGTCCAGCAAGAGCAACACCTAATGCAAGTGCTCCCATAAATGATTTTAATGGACCTGGAAGACTATTAAATATTTTTGCAACTTTGTTACCAAAATCAAGAAGTTTAGTTCCAACTTCCATAATTTTTTCACCTATTGGTATTAGGCTTGATTTAAATGATTCCATTGCTCTTTGATATTTACCAGTTACTGATTCGGTAGCTGTTTTCATTTCGCCTGATGCTATAGATGAAAGTTGTTGACTATTTGCATTCATTAAATCAAATGCTGTTTTTGTTTGACTATTTGCAGCACCCAGGTTTGTAATAAGTGCTTGAATTCTTGCTTCTTGGAATTTACCAAAAAGCTTTTCAATTAATTGTGCTTGTGCAAGTGGAGCTAAACCTTTTAATGCTGATTGCAATTCCATGATCATTTTAACTGGATTACCTCCAGTAGAGGTAGCAATATTTGCTAGGTTAATATTATATTCAGCAAATGCATCCTTGGCTGCTTTAGTAGGATTAATAAGGGAAGCAATAGCTGATTTAATAGCATTAGCAGATTGTGCTGCTGGAACTCCCGCTTCTTTCATTGCAACCATCATAATTGCGGTATCTTTAAATGATCCACCCAGTTGTTGAACAATAGGTCCTACACGGGGAATACCATCAACTAAATCTTGAAGACTTGTTGAAGTTTGGTTTTCAACTGCGTTAAGAAAATCTACTGCACCTGATAATTGTTGTGTGCTAAGTTTATAAACATTTTGCAAAGATACTGTTGCTTTCATTGCTTGTTGAGTATCAAGTTCTCCCAATTTAGATAGGCGCATGGCTTCTCTTGTTGCAGTTAAAAGGTCTACACCAGTTTTTCCAGTTGCTGCGAGGTCTGCAGCCATTGCTGCTGTATCTTTTGCAGATACACCCATTGTTGACGCAAGCTCTTGCGCTAGTCCAACCGTTTGTTTTCTAATTCCATCAAGTGCTGCTTTAGATGGTTGCACCAATCCTGTTCCATAAACTTTTTGAAGTCTAACTAATTGATCATTAACATCTTTAAATACTCTAACCGCTTGTGAGCCAAACATTGCCATAGGTACTGTTAAACCTACTGTTAATTGACGACCTGCCCACTGAGTATTTTTACCCCAGTTAGTAAGTGCTTGAGAACCTTTATTAACTGCAATAGCATAAAGATTTGCTTCATTGGCAGCAATTTTTGTTGCTTGTGCTACTTTATCAATTTGAGTTGGTGTGTAAATAGAAAGCATACCCTGCTTTGTGGGATCTGACATAACAATAGAGTTTTGCAATTTTGTTTGCTCTACTGCAAGAGCCTTCATTTGTATTACAGCCTCAGAAGATTTTCTTCTTATAAGGCTGTAGTAATCTGTTAGTTTTAACTTACCCGCTTCTAATGCTTGACCAAACTTTGCAGTTTCGGTCTGCATCTTAATTGTTTGTTCAGTAAATTGTCCTGAAGAAAGCATTGTCTGCTTGAAAGAAGCAGATAACGAATTTAAATCTTTAGCAAGAGCGGTGTTTACTCCAATTCCTGCTAGTCCTTTTTGAAGAAGAGCAACTTGGGTTTGAAGATTTTTAATCTGGGTATTTACGGAAGAAAAGTCACCAAGGGCGACAACATTTAATTCTATACGTGCCATATTAAATTATCCACCCCCTTTTTACATTTCAATAAAACCAAGACCTTCGTCTATACCAAAGCCTTCCTTTGAAGCAAGCATGCGATTTTGAAGAGAAGAAATATCTTTAACTTCTTTAGACTTTTCTTCTTCATCAAGCTCAACACCATTAAGTGCTGCAAAAAATTTCATTTCTCTTTCTTCCTTACCTCTTGATGCCTCTAACAATGCGTTAAGTTCATCAATAGAAAGACTTGCTTCTAGTTCATCAAAATTTTTCCAATGACCTAAGAGAAATACTTCGGACTCCAAGGAGCGTAGATCTAGTTCGTCCCAACTAGAGCTGCTCCCAGAAGGTTTGGGTCTGTTAGTTTCAAACCGCCACAAATTTCTAGAATTTTCATCATTGTAGGAATTTCAATATATTCCTCAAACTTATCTTTATCATTTGCCCATTCAGGCTTAATAGTTTTTAAGCAGTGCATACTAGCTGTAATAAAAACATCCATAGCCAGATCTTCTGCTCCTTCTTCATCTGCAAGACTATCCATACCCTTCATGATTTCCATGAACTTTCTTAGTTGCTTAATTGGAAGCGGTCTAAGGGTTAGAGTTTCTCCATTTGAAAGTTGAATCTCGACGATATCATATACTGTTGTTGCCACATTTCCTCCTGTGTTTGTTAATTAAATTATACCAATATAATGAGCATATACAAACTCAGAGCCCCCCGCTTTTGACGGGGGGCCTGAAATCTATATTAAATTGTTATTAAATTTTAATATGTGCCATAAACACGGTCAATTACGACACCGTATTCTGAACCTGCATATTTTGGATCTGAGTCTGGCAAACAACGGAAGTTCACTGGGAACAAAGTTGCTGCATCACGCTTAAGTGAATGCATTGTTGTATCAACTGATACTACACGACGTGCAACATAAACACGCTCTTTGTTTCTTGCAATTGTTGTTGCTGAACCTGTTCCAAGAGAAGCACCTGCTTCAACTAAAGCTGTAGATGTACCAATTTGCTGTGGAGCTTGTCCAACTGCAATAAGAGTACGTTCTACTGGAGCATCGCCAAGAGCACCTGCTGCCATTCTAAGAGTTGCTGCTGGAGAATCTAATGAAGAGATTGCTGAGTCATTGTTAATCAATGTAGCAACGTTTGTTACTGAAGTTCCTGTTGAATCAACAGCATAAACATTTTCTAATTGTCCCCATGAAAGCTGAAGGTTCTCAAGTGTTGCTTCTGTCAATTCAGACTTTAGCATAACTTTAAGAGATTGCTTAAATAGACGGGCTGCATCTAGAAGTTGATCAACTTGTACTTCGCCATATACTGGCTCGTATGAAATTTCAAGACCTGTGTTGGTAAAACCAACTTCACGGTATCCTGAATTTGATTGCAAGAGTCCTGTGCGAGCTGAACGATTTGTACCTGAACCAAAAATTGTTCCAAGTGCTGCTGCATCAGTCGCTGGACGACCTGCGTCGTTTGAGCTATTTCCATTAGAAATGAATAAAGCTGCTGCGCCAACAATAATATTTTTTGTATTTGTAGCCATTTTTTTATTTCACCACCTTATTTTATTTAGAATAAAACAAGACGACATCTTACTTTCCTCTAGCTAAAGAATAGCATTAATGACTAATAAAACAAAATTACAGGTATCTTCCTGTACCCCCGTCTATTTCACGAGTATAAGCGTATCTTATAGTTACTACGCCATTCATAAACCCGCCTTCGTTTTGAAAAGACTGGACTGGATCTGCTGAATCTACGGCAAACCAAAGGAAATTAAATTTGCTGCCTGCGACTAAAGTCACATTAATATCTGTAGCAGATTTTTCATATCTACGAAATAGATCAATAAAAAAATTTACTATGGTTTGGATTTCGGTTGGATTTCTTGAAGTTATTTCAAAAGTCATAGATTCTTCAAACATCCAAAAATTAGTATTACGTGCATGAGACTGAGCTACATCATAAATTATATAAGTTTTTCCTGGAAGTAAATTGTTAAATTCTGGAACTTGTTGTGCAGGAAGAATTGGTATTAAAGGCGTTGTAAACCCATCTGCTGTATATGTTGCTGCATTAAATAATCCAGAACTTTGTAATTGAGACCAAAGGAATGATCTAACATCATATGATGCTACTTTTGTATAATCTGGTGTCATCTGATAACCTCTCTATTTGCTGCTATTGAATTTGCAATGTTTGCAACTACCGCTCTTACTTGTGCGGTGCTACCCGCATTATTTCCTAAAACCCTAGATGCTTCATTAACTATTCTCTCATATAACCCAGATGTTTCCATAATTGTATTTGTGTGTGCAACATACCAATCAATCATAAATTTTCCAAATGCGTTTTGAGTTTGAATACCGCCTGGATGTAAAATTGTTATTTTAGTTCCAGGTGCTACAAATGCTTCTCCTTCTGCTCCCATAAATGCAGTTATCTTATTTGTAACAAAACTT